GGCTTCCGTTCGCTTCCAGAAAAAAAACTTCCGTCACTGTGCGTGGTTTTTTGCGTGTTGAGTTCTAGTACGCCGTTTTGTTCGCGCTCTTTGCGTACCCGATACGCTTGGCCGCGCCGCGCATTGCGTGGCTTACAAGCCGGCACCAAGTTGGTTATGTCGTTGGTTCCGCCGGCATCGCTTTCGAGTAGGTGGTCGGCTTCGGTTGCTCGCGCTATTCCGCACCAGTGGCATGGCGGGTCATCGGCTAGGAGTTTGGCTCTGTTGCGTTTGAATTCGCTGGTGGCTCGTTGTTTGCCGTTGTGTGTTGTTGTCATGTTGGTTGGTCTTTCTCACGCGCTATCGCTTGTGCTAACGCGCCACTGCGTGGCTTGTTGTCTGGCTTGTTGTTGAGTCTGCTCACTACGTCCCCCCACACTTTGAGAATGTCTCTCTGGCTGCCGGCTGTTTCATAGTTAAGGACGGACACCATTCGCATTTGTGACGTTTGGACGCTGTACACCAGTTCTTAGACATGGTGCTCTACCCACGTTTCCGTGTGTTACCAGCTGAGTACAACTCCCAACGTGGCCGTGCGTGTTATTCAGTTGTGCCGGCATGGCTAAGTGTTGGCGTCGGCGTGTATGTCTGCTAGACGCGCTTCTATGCCCCACATGTCTTGCTTTAAGGCGTTGCCTTGGTGTGGCTGATGTTCTAGTTCCTCGATGATTAGGTCAGCTTGCACGTCGGCAAGGCGGCTAAACAATGCGCGCAGCTCTTGACGGTCGGCTTCAGTTATGCGGGGTTTTGCAATGTTGCTCATTGGTAGTCGGGCCTTTCCCATTCGGTGACTTGTGCGGTGTAGATAGTTGGGTGCGGTAAGAGTGACATGTCGTTAAGCATGTCGTGGTGTAGGCGTATTGTGCCATGTTCTTGCGCGCCGAGTTGTTGTATTTCGTAACCAGTTGCCCAGCCGTGGATTAGTACCCGGCTTTTATAGACCTGCGCCAAAATGTAAATATGGTTTAGGTCATCGTTTGGACGTGCAGCAAGTTTGGGGCTGGTGTGTTCAGTCGAGCGCACTTGATAACTCAATACGTCAAAACCGCCACGGTCTGCCTCTAGGTCTTGCCAATGCTCACCCAAAGACTTGGCTACGGCATACTCACCGATAACGCCAGTAATGTTGGACTGCCACCAGTTTTGCGCGCTGTACTTTGTGTTGTCTCTGGGTTTGCGGTCTTTTTGCATGGCGCGTATGTTTCGGCGCGCACCACTCACCGCGCAGTATTCCAATTCCTCGTAGTCGAGCGTTACAAGAACCTTGCTCATATGTCACTCAGTCGCGCTATTACAGCGTCTAAGTCTTTTGGATACCAGCAATAGCACTCATACTCTGCCTCTAGTAGGTAGCGTTGCCAACGCAGCTGCGCATCGGACTGTTTGTTACGGCCAGCCTTCAACTCAGCGAACACTAGGCCGCCAGTTGGGTGGCTCATTACTAAGTCGGGAAAACCTGCGTCACCTTGGAAATGTGTAGCCCAACGCTCGCCAACTTGTGCCGGCTTGGCATGGTAAACCAACCAGCCGCGCAGTTTTGCTACCGCGCACACTTGTTTTAAGAATGCGGCTTCGCTCATGCCACCGTAGTTATTCGGCATTGGCTGCCTTTTCTATTGCCCGCGCTAGACGTTGGTAGTCGTCTTGTAGGTCGGTGAGTTGACGTATAACTATGTTGAGTTCTCGCCTAAGACTGTCGCATTGTTGCCGTGAGTCGTAAAGCATGCTGCTGTATACCCATAAGGCTTGTTCCGCCGGCATTTGGTCTATGTTGCTCATTGGCCTGCTGCTTCCATAACTAATCTGCCTACTATTTCTGCTACTTGTGGTACTACTGCGTTTCCGAGTCCTTTAAGTCTGTCCACCCGGTCGGGAATCCCATGAGCCACTCGACCCACGTCGGGTTCAGTTTCCCAGTTTGCGGCGATGCTCCAACTAACGTGCGCAAGTTGTTGAATGCACTCGTCGTTGAATACACATTTTTTGCCTCGTCCGCTGTCGGCGTTGGCCATTTCTGCACTGTGTCGGCTAGCCCAAGACTGTGACTGGTCTCCCCATTTTTGCTCAAGCGTCGCCCGGTTTCGGTTAGTGCCGCCGCTGGGTGTTCCACTTCTTGCGTTGTAGGTGTCGGCCACATTCTCCGCCCGACTACTGTCTCTAAGTTCGGAAACCGTTTCGGGTCGTGAGCTATCTCTGGCGTAATCGTCGAAGCCATTGCCGAGTTTGCTCTCGGGGTCGGCCATAAATTGTCTCGTGTCTTCACGGTCTCTAATAAACCTTGGTGTTGAGAGTTCGGGCCTCTTGGTTTCCAGTCGCTCTGCAATGGGGTAGGCCACGATAAAGATACGGTCTCGCTTGTGATTGGCTCCCACGCTAGCTGCTGATATAACACGCCATTCCGCGTCATACCCGATGCCGGCAAGGTCGCCAAGAACGTCGGTTCCTCCCATAGACAAATGTCCGCGCACATTTTCCATGATTGCGTACCGGGGTCGTAGTTGGCTAATGGCGTATCGTACCCAAGGCCACAAGTGACGCGGGTCTTGGTTACCTCGCCGTTTTCCTGCCGTACTGAAAGGCTGACACGGGTAGCCGCCGCAGATAACGTCGGGTCGCTCGATTTCGTGCCATTTAATTTCTTTGATGTCACCATGGTTTGGCACCTCGGGCCAATGTTTTTTTAATACTTTGCATGCGAATGGGTCTATTTCTGATTGCCATATCACGTTCATGCCGGCACGTTCTAAGCCTAGGTCTATGCCGCCAATGCCGCTGAATAGTGAGCCAACTGTCAAGGTCATTACTTAACCTTGGGTATTGGCTTAATTGCTAAGAACATGTCTTTAGCCTCTGAGTAGGTCATGGGGGCGGCTGGGTCAAAATCTAGCCCACGTTCCGCGCACATTTGGGTAAGCATTTTAATTTGGTTTGGGGTTGCGCCACCGGTGTTGCTGGTTTGGCTTGCCTCTGTTTGTTTGCGGGCCGTTAGACGAGCGCTGCCAATTTCTTTAGAGCGTGGGCCGTCCAGCACGGGGGTTGGTCGCGCAATGCTCACTACCTTTGTGCGGTCGGTTTCTTCGGCTGCTTGCTGACGGCCTAGCACCTCGTTGCTGCTGGCGATACTTTTGTCAATTCCCAGCCCCATATATCCGAGCGCGCGGCCCAAAACCGAGGTCGCGCCGTTGGCTTGTTCACTGTTTTTGGTGAACGTTGTTTTGCCGGGGTACGGCTCAAAAATGTATGCGGTTACGGGTATCGGGTCGTCGGGGTCACGGCTTACGGTGACCGAACACTCAATAAATAACTGGTCGCCTACTTGAGTGATTTCTGGGCGGTGCTCAACGATGCGCAGCTGCGGGTAAAGCGCAAGCGCTTGTTTAAGACGGGTCTTTACGTCTACGTATTCAGAAAGGTCAAAAGCCATTACTCGTACCTTCCGCTTTCGTCATAGTTTTGTATCCAGTCGGCGGCCCACAAAGTAACCAGCGTAAATACTGTCATGACACCAACAAACGCAAAAATGCCTGCAATAGTTCTCATTTTGTACCGCGCAATGCGTTGTCTATTGCAATGAGTAGTTGGTCGGTTTCGCCACCAAGTTGCGTATGGCCTAGGTCGTGTAGTTCCTGCACGATGTCATCTAGACGGTCAATGATGCTCTGCTGTTTTGGCTCAAGACTGCTGGGGTGTTCTAGCCGGCCGATGGCTTGGCGTAGGTCTTCGCAGAGTTTCGGGTCGTCCATTGCGTAGCTGTAAGCGTGTGCGCGTAGGTTGCGGATTAGCACGTCGGTTGCTTTGGGTCGAGTGTTCGCCCACAAGTTCGCTAGTGCTTGGTCTAAGTGGTCAGTCGGGTTTACCATTTTGTTGTCCTTTTTCTAGTCGGGGTGAAAATAACTAACGGGTGTACGGTACCACAATTTTTGGCTTGGTGTGAACCTTCCAAGGCTCCCAGCCGTGACGCTTAAAAAGCGCTAAAGCGGCTTTAAGGTTTTTGCGGGGTGACCATAGTTCGGTCATGGCTTTACGCACAATGCCAGACTCAACAAGAAACCGTTTGTTACTTCCATTTATCTGAAGCAAGCCGTAGCTGTCGGGTTCGTCGCGCTGGTTCCATGCTCGGGCGAAGCCTTTAGACTCGCGCTTACATATCTGCATAAGCCGTGGTATTTCGCGTTTAGCCCAGCCGACCTCTAGAGCTAGAGCGGTGAAGCGTAGGCAGTCGGGTTCGGTTGCTGCTTTTGTTTGTGTAGCCGGCACCAAGAGTGCAGCTGCGGCGAGTACGCCAAGTAGTCGTTTCATAGGTTCTACCTTCCGTCGGGATAAGTAAAAACCTTACTTGCGTTTTGGCGGTTTGGCGCGCCTTTTGGCTGTAAGCCTTATGGTGTAACGGTTTCCGTGGGTGGTGACCAGACGTTACCTAGGACGTATTCCCAATGCCATGACTCGAAGCCGGGTTTGGCGGGGTCGCCTGTGCCGATGTACCAGCCAAAACGGTTAGCGTTTTTAGTAAGCCAAGTAAAGGTTTTGCCTGTTGCGTTGGCAAAATCTACCGCTAAGCCCCAACCGTGGTTAGAGCCTTTAACGCCTGTCGGGTCGGGTGCCGCGCATGGTGCCATGCCTTTTTTTAGGTACCACGTTTTGCCGTCAAATGTGCGGGTTATGCCTCTGGTGTCGTCGGTTGGTTGCGGGCTGTAACGCTGCATGAACGCGTTGTATTGGACGCTGTACGGCCTGTAGGTGTCAACGGTAGACGTGGGCTTTAGTTCTACGCCAGCGGCCTTAGCGGCGTTTAACATGTGTTTGTAGCTGCGTACCGCGCACTTGTGTAATTTGCCACCGGGTACTGGCGCTAGTAGCTCGTCGGGTAATTGCCCGTTTTTGTGGCCCGCTAAGTCTTTTGGCAGTTTAATTTTTTGTGTCGGGTACATTACGGCCGGCTAATAATGTCCGCGATACGGTGCAGCAGGTTTGCTACGGCTTGGCGCGCAATTTTAAGCAAGCCTTTTTTGTCGTCGTCATTCATCTTGTTTGCCTTTCGGTTTGTCTTTGAGACCGTTAGCGCTGAGTAGCCCGGCTAGTGAACCGGTAAGAAACAGTAGTAGCGGTTGAAGTGTTGCCCATGCGCTTTTGTCGTTGTCTGATACGTCGAGCGGTTGGGTGACGAATAGAAGGCCGTAAAGCAGTGCCATGGTTGCGCCAACAAACGTGAGTGATAACGCGCAAGCGACCACGAATATAAGACGGGCTTTTATTTCTTCGCCGGTCATGCGTTCGGGTCGGCGTGGTGGTGGTATTACGGGCATTTGTCCTCTAGCACAATTCGAGTGCTGCCCATCATCACGGTGTCTACGGTAATGGTAGTGGCTGCGCGTAAAGCCTTATTTTTAGTGCGTGGGCAGTTCACGCGCTCACGGTCTCCACAAGCAACAAGAATGCTGGCAAACAAAACAGCCACAAACGCGCTACGCCAAATCACTTGGGCCTTCTTCAGTCCAACCGCCAGCAAGTAACGCGGCGTATTCCTCTTCTGTCATTTCGCGCACTTCGTCGTCAATTTGAATGTTAGGTCGAGCCATTGTTAAGCCTTTCGGTATCCGTAAACGTAAACCACACCGCCAGAAATGTTGCCACTTGCTGAAACGATAGTAAAAGATGTGTAACTGGTTGTTGCGTTGTAGAAACCTTGTGCGTTACCTGCAACGCGAACACTATTTACACCCATAAACATGCCTTGCATGCTTGTTTTCTCGTTGGCAAATGGGTTATATATGTCAAATGCCATACTGTTTGGGTTTTCTTGTACTCCTAAAGCTGTCCACTTTGCACCATTACTTAGAGAAGCGCCAACTACCGTTGAGGCTCCATAAGCCACATACATAATCGTTTGGTAATAACCATTTGCTGGCGCTGTAGAGCCTAAATAGACGCCTAAGTCTGATTGAACCGAACAAGTACCGCCCATGTATATAACTCTGTAATGGTCATAAGTTGCCGAAAACGCACCCGTAATTTCAACGCTAGAGACGTTGTTCCCGACTGTTTGTTGTTTGACATAAACAAGCCCGCTGTTCGCTAGGTAAGTGTTTGTGTCTGAAGCGGTCAACACTTCGCCAGTAATTAGAAGCCTAATCTGTTGTAGTCGAGCCTGCCATAAAAGACGTCGTTAAGTCTTAAATAGGCGTTTGTGTCGCCGGCAGCTGTAAATAATGTTACGCGGGTTTGGTCGCCCGGTGTGGCAGTTATTACCCAGCCTTGCATTGTTACGTTGTAAACATCGCCGCGGAAAATAATCCGTGTTACGTCTGTCCATTGCTGAGACAGCAAGATAATAAGCAAATTAAGGTTTATTTGGGTGTCTACCCGAGCGCTGATAGACCGTATGGCGCTGTCGGGGTCTAGGAAATTGTTCAGCACATAGTTTGCTAATTGGAATGCTTGGTCGGTCGTGTAGTCAACAGTGTTTAGAACGTAAGTAGTTGTGGGGGTTGTGCCCGTGTTGGCTGTCTGGTTAACCAAGCCGGCTGGTTGTACGGTCACCTCGTTGTAGAAGTCTTCGGCGGCTGAACGGAACTCTAAGCGGTCGTAGTTGAATGCGTAGTCAACGTATGGGGGGGCTACGGTGCCGT